CCAACGTTCGATCATAGAAAAGCTGAGTCGCTAATGTTTTCGAACATCTTACAAAAATTGGGTTTTCCTCATATTTTGCTGTGTCAACACTGCTATCAACGCTGTGGCAGATAATGTTTTCAGCTTGTGCTAGAAGTTCAGAGACAAGAGATTTATTGCTGTCAGTAACATCAAGGTTTAGCTCATTAAGAAAATTTTCAGTATCAATCGCCATAATTTGCCACCTTTCAATGCCGCCGTTAATTTTACTCAACTACTGTTTATTTCTTAGGCGACACTTTTGATACTAGCCAGCCTTTGACGATGAAGAAGTTGGCTGAATCCAGTTGATCAAGTCCTTACGTGCTTGGACGTAATCACAACGCATCCAGAATCCTAATGCTTGATAGAATACATCGTAATTATCGATATATTTGCCTTGGATCTGGCCGTTTTCGAACTTGACAATCGATTTCTGGAACGGAGCAATCAAAACATTAATGTCCCCATTTTTGCCGCTTGGGAATAATGTATCGTCAACAACTGTAAACGGCTTGCCAAACAGTGTAGAAACACCGGCCTGCGAGTAGTCCATGTTGATTAAAGGACGACCAGTAGTGTCTTTTTCACTGCTCAAAGCATACTGTGCTGACTGGCTTAAAATGATACCAGCCTGCTGAGCATCTTTCGGCTTCAAGGTTGAAATCAATACTTTTCGGATAGCGTTAATGTATGAAGCATCTGAAACAGTTGTTGCGGTTACGCCGTCGGTTGCTGTTGCCATGATCTGCTCATCATCAGTGTTGTCTCGCAAATCTAGGATTTCAGAGGCCAACTCTGATTGCCAATCGTACGCTGAATCTTGAAGAAGTTCCTGACTGTATACGAATTTTCCGGCAAATGATTGTAAATCCCAAGGGACAGTGCTAATTGAAGCTGCAGACTGATTAGCAGCATTAGCAAACTCAGTTTTTTTACTTAAGGTTCCTGTCTGTTCTGAGAACATTGGATATTTACCAGTAGTTGTTGAAACGGAAACATGTCGAACCAAATCCGCAATTCTGGCAAATTGATGTTGCTCGTGGTCAGCTGGCAAAATTGTGTTAGGAATTAAAACAGCGCCTGTTGCAAGTGCAATCTGTGTGTCACGAGTTTGACCAAACGACTTAAGATACTTTTCGAAACTGCGGATGCTCTCTTTTACTTGAATATCAGGGCTTTTTTTACCTAAGATTTTCATATCTCGCTTTTCTTCCTCCTCTTTTTTAGGTTTTTCTCTTTCTTTTTCTTTGCCAGCCTTGTCATTGGGCTGATCTTCTTTTTTCTTATCGTCGTTGTTCTTTTTGTCGTCATCGTCTTTCATTTTCATTCCGGACATATCACGCTTTAAATCTTCGAGTTCTTTTTTCATATCGCGAAATTCTTGCGAATCTTTGAACTCTGTAGGCTTGGGTTCTTCTACTTTTGGTTCTTCTTTAACTTCTTTAGGCATTTTTTTACCTCCATTTTTAAATTTTTCTAAACTTCTAGCTACTTGGACTGATGTTTCTGTGTATGCAGGGATAGGAGTTAGAGAGAGTTCAGAAATTGACAAAATGGAATTAATTATGTGAACTAGGTTTCCATTTTCATCTTCCTGCCAATCATCTTCCCCGATCATGAAACCAAACGAACAGCCTTTAACGTTGCCTGCTTGAATATCCGCATAAACGTCATTAGCAAGCGTTGTATCTGCTAAATCAGCAGTAAAAAACAGACCCTGATCGTTAATTTCTGTCTTTAACGTTCCTGAGTCTGCTCTAGCTAATATTTGGTTGTAATCATGTGCATATAGCAGTAAACAATCACTTAAATCCACATTATCGATTGCATGAGACATAATGTACTCTGTAAAGCCCATGTCCTCGGACGGCTGATTGAAAACTACCGCGCACCCTGAAATTTGCTTTTGGCCGTTATCTAAACTTCTAACTTTTAGCTTAGATACATCAATCGTTCTAATATCTATTTTTTTATTTTTCATTTTTCCATCACATTCCCCCTGATGCCGGTTCTTGGATTGACATTTTCCACACGCCCTTATCAATTAAAATCTGTTGTGCTTGAGTAGCGGCTAAAACAGGTGTTCTGCCAGCTGCCAAGGTTGCAATATTGTTTATCAAGTTTTGATGAGTTAAATCAACTGTGTCAGCAATATTTAACTTACACTCAGCGCCAAATTTCATTGAAATTTCAGATTCAATCGGCTTAAGATACGGCAAAAGGCTTGAAACGTAGAAATTCATAATTTCAGTAATGTTCGATTGCTGATCGCCTTTAGAGCCATTTAAAACTGCTTGAGTGATCCCAAAAGCTTTGGCAATCTGTGTCTGACTGAAATCATAGTTAGTCAAAAAGTTAGCTACGTCTGAATTAATCTGAACAGTGTCAAGAGACAGACTTTGATCTAAAACAATTGCCCTGCCGGCGTTATTTCCACTATTCTGTGCCTCAAAACTTTTTCTAATGTTTTCCTTAGCATCTTCTTCTAGTGTCCCTTTAGGCACCGTCAAAATATACCCGGGATTTATGGCATTTTTTAAAGTTGAAAGTGTCAGTTTCTTGCTTTCGTCTTGGATTGCAATGTCAGAGGCTAACGACTCAAGAGGGCTGTGGCCTATATATTCCCATGCTCCACCAGCATCTGGCGACAATAGTCTAAAATGCAATACATCATCGCTTGAATAAGTAACAGTTCCTCGTTCATCATTCCAGCTAACTGTATACGTGATGTCCTTGCCGTAATCTGTCAGGGTTATCAAAACCTGATCGTCTGAAGCATATTCAAGACGAGTTGGAACACCGCGGCTATTTTTATCCGTCATTACCACGAAAGAGTTACCAGTTAGCAGCAGTTGAGCCACAACTGATTGCCAAAATCCAAATCGGTTGATCAAATTATTAGGCTTAACTAAAACCTTTTTGAAATTATCTTGAATATCAAAATCAGACGCAGCTACATCAGTAGCAACTTTGTTAATCAAAGCAAAAACATCTGAGTTTCTCATTGCGTTTGCTGGAACCAACTTAGCGGGCTGAATTTGACCGTTAGAAAAAACAAAACTAGCCATAGATCCTGACGATAGGGTTTTAGCTCGGATCTGGTTGCCCGATGTTAATTTTTGAAATAGGCTAAATGCTACCAACTATTTCACCTTCTATTCTTGATTTGGGCTGATAATGTAAGACATTCCTAATAGTGCAATGCCAAGCAATGCTAAGCCCAAAACCTTATTGATTTCAAATCCTGAATAGACTATAAAGCCCAAACCAGCGGTAAATAAAACAACTGGTAAAATTTGAATCATAAATTTGATAATTCTATTAAGATTATTATTCAAATCTTTTCCTCCTATTAGCTAAAACACGGCTCACTTTTTTTAAAATCCAAAGTCATTTTTGAAATAATTGTTAATTTCTGTATTATCCATACCTGCAAAAGGATCGTTTTTGTCCTCTTTTTCAAGATTGATGTCGTCAAAGTAGTACATTGCACTGTAAAAGCAGTCAATAATTGCATCGGCAACATCAATTTTTGATGTCATTTTGTCTTTATCAATTTTTATCCCATTGTTATCAACATAAAGTAGTGCATTTTTCAATGAATACTGGATAATTTTGTCATCTAAAAATGTTATTTTGTTCATATCCATTTGCTTTCTGAAAAATCCAGTTGGAGCATTTAAACTTTTAGTACCTTGCCGAACTGGCATTGTTAGCCAATCAGTTTTTTTGTTGATTCGTAGAACAATATTGTCTGTTTCCCACGAGTCATAATTAAAATACTTAACTTTCAACTGATTATTAGCTACAAAATCAAGTATCCAATTGTATACCTCGTTGCCGTCAATATAGCCATACTGACCGTCTGCGATAGTGGCAAAGCCAGCGTCTGCTGCTTGCTGATAATTGATACCATCTTTTTCAGACTTTAGAGAGAGGTTATTTTGCGACCTTGCGAGTGGAATCCATGAGTGCTGGTATATATAAAACTTAGGGACATTAGCAGCAGTAATGTACGGAAACAAGAAAACAACGGCTGTGTCATCGCTAAAGTGACTTAGGTCAAGCCCTATATAAACTTCACGGCCTT